AGGGAGTTTTTAAAACTCCCTTTTCTAATTCTCCGGATAGGCTTTCTAAAAGTTAGAATTAATCCCCTATTGGCTCATAGCCGAATGTCGCATAACGTAATTTTATGTTAAATAGAATATCCAAGACTGTGGCCTACGCAACCTTAGTTGGTGCCACAGCTCAGCAACGTGAATCTGTAAAATTATATTCACGTTGCTGAGTATCCTAATGAACATAATATACGTTATGCCGAAATCCGTGAGCTTTACCTTAATCCGATTAGATTTGGAAAAAATAGATAAGCCAATCCATAAAACAAAAATGGCTGGAATGCCAAAAGAACCAACGCAAAAATTAAAGCATTCAAATCAATTCGCATAAAAACACCCTATTTTGATTCAAATTTAGTCAATCGTAACCCGCATGTTATAAGCCGCTAGTTCGGCATTACAGCCTATTTATTGTGTGATCCAATTTAATAAAAAGCTGTTTTAAATCATCAATTTGCTGTGAATAGTCAAAATCAGATAACTGCATGTTTTCTAAATGCTTTTCTAGACATTCACGCATAAAAATAAAGTCTTCTTTGCGTAAAACGCCTTTATTTCTACTGTATGCAATTGTGCTATACACGTGTCTATTACTCATATCAGTTCACACCCATTCGGGATGCTCTGCCCCTACCGATCAAGTATATATGGGAGCTTGTAATCAAGGAGAAGATGGTCATAAAATCGAAACCTCGAATCACTCGTAGACACTCGCTCTATAAATACAAGAGATAATTTGAATGAAAAGAATAATTTTACTAAGCCTAATCTCAGCAAATACATTTGCAACAGAATTGAAATTATCAGATTTAGAACCTAAACACCCAACATACAAGCTTGAATACAATACTAAAACAGAAGAAATCAAAATCTTATCAAAATCAAATAGCACAGAGTATTGCGACAAAGAAGCAAAAAGCGAATCAGCAAAACGTGTAATTAAAAAACACCTCAATAATAAAAAAACCAAGACCAAGGTTATTGTTAATTTCAGATGCTAATAGACTGAATCATTTCACCTTTGCCTGTACATAAAATACAGAATCAGAAGACCAATTCCAAAACCTACAATCACACCATTTACGATCTCATTCATAGTGAATGCGCTCCAGTAATCACCCTTGAAACTTTTTGATCTAAAGGAATCGGTTCAACCATTTCCTGAGGATTTGGATGATTAGGTATTTGAGGGTTTTCTTTAGCAGATGCATACTCATAATTTACTGCCTGTTCAGGTTGTTTATAGGGGTTAAAGGGTCTATCGCCTTTCATTACACGTTTGCATAGGTCTTTAGGGGCATCATGGAGAATTGTCCCTTGTGTGTCGTATGCAACACCATTCATACAACCTGAAAAGACTCGATGTGCGGTTACTGGTGGCGGTGTGAGGTATGAATAATCAAATGGATTATCAGCCTTGTAAGTATTTACAATTTGATCGATTGAATTTTGGTTAGCTGCTAAGTTTTTGGCATCTTGGGCTTGAGGGTTTTGTAAATCCATATATTGCTCATAAGTTAAGCCCATGAACTCAGCCCTTTTTGTATCAATCTGTTTTTGTTGTTCAGGTGTATAACTAACAATTTCAGCTTGTGGGAGATCCGTTGGTACTTTTTCAATTTGTTCAGCCTGCTCAGCTTTTGGAACTAAGCCCATGAAACCAGTTTCACGTGCTTTGGAATAGCCAAGGCCGAAGATTAAAAGCGGAATACAAGCATAAGCAAAATACTTTTTAGGAAAGTATTTTTTTACGTTGTGTTTTTCAGATGAAACATAAAATTTGTATAGATGCTTAGGGAATTTCCAATAGGTTTTAACCAAGGCAGAATCTGCAACAGATTTGCCCCAGGTTGTCATGGCTTCACCAAATGTCCAAATATTGGCAGCTTCAAATCCAAACTTGCGACGCATGACGTAATGAATGGTGACATTGGAAAGCGTATCTTTATTGAGCTTGGTTGGGTTTTGAGTAATTAAAACAACTTCTTGCCCAAAGTGTCGATGCATAGACATGGTTAGGCCAATGTCTAGAATCTGCTCTTTACGATCCTTGATGAATTTTGAATATTCTTTTTCAACCTCAGCATACAAGCTTTTGCGTTTTGTATCTGATAGACCAGACATTTTTAGAATTGCTTTTAAACGATCTTCATAATATTCATTTTTCAGGTTTTTGAGTAAATCACGCTCAGAAAATGCAGGATGTTCATGTGCTTCATCGTAGACAAGCACAGATTCAGGCGGTAAATCACGCCAGTCAAATGGATCATTGGGCGTTGATTCGATATTGCGAACACCCGTGATTTTTAAGCCAATAATGTTGGTATAAACTTCACGGCCTTGGTTGAGGTATTCAAAGATTAGCTCAATGGTTTTGAGGGTTTTGCCTGTACCCAAAGGCGCAGTAATTAAAATTGCCATATTGCCCCACTTGAGAAACATAACACCGCACTGCGGACGTCGTTCCTCCTTCTAGTGCGTTTGTTATTGTTTCCCAAGTGCGAGCTTGGATGACTTAATAAAGGCTGCTGTACCAATTGCAGACATAATCACGGACAAAGCTTGAGGTATTTTTAAAATACCCAAAATACCCATGATATTTGCAGGAATATTGGAGTAAAGGCCTAGCATTGCAGATTGAGCTTGACCGACTAAATCGTTAATGAATGTATAGGATAGAAATGCGAGACCAGCACCGAGCATTAGCTTTGCCACGAGTGACGAAGCAAATGCAGCTAGAATCGTGATTAAAATAGCAGGCATTATGATTTACTCACTATGATGTAAGCACCGTAGAGATACGAAGCAATGAGAATTAATGAACCAAAGATTTCGAGATTGTCACACCAGTCTTTAAACTCGAAAGTCTTGGTAAATGTCTTGCCACCCAATAGATTGAAACTCAGCCTTGCATCGGGAGGACATTGCGCACGGCCTGAAAATATATTTGTGTCTAACTGTTGTGGGGTTAATTCTTTTTCGGGTGGTTCACTATCGCCAAAAATGTCATCGCCGAAGTCTTCACCTTGAAGCCATTTGGTTAATTCATCAATTAATGAATTGGTTTCATCAATTTTGGCATTGGTTTCGGACATATCGACATTGACGTTTACGTCACCGCCAGTTGTTCCACCGTTAGATCCGCCAGTGTCACCACCATCCTGATTTTGATTACCGCCAGTTATAGCGTCTTTAATACCATCTAATTTTTCACCGATAACATGCATAATGTTTTCGAATGTTTTTTGTTCGTCAGTTTTATCAGTTGAGTTTGTTGGGTCTTGGGTTACTGGCGGAGTTGTTGGTGTTGTTGTTGGTGGAGGTGTTCCACACTCTCGACCCTCATTAACACCATCGCAGGTCATACCTGATTCAAAATCTACATCAACACACTTTGTTAAAGAATATTGACAGCTATCAACACAAACCATTTTTCCTGAACTTACAGGAACTTTTAAAGTTACAGGGACAATTCCAGCTTCGCATTTTTTGGGTTCAACATCTTCATAAAAAGTAACATCAAAATAAGAAACGTAGGGTGAATCATTAGAAGTGGAAACAGCACAAGAGGCAGCACTTGAAGCAGAATTGATAGTAACATCGAGAACGATCTTATTTAAGAAAGATGCGCCATCAGAACAGGCTTGAGAAGCACTAGAAGCACGTGAAGTAGTATATGGATTCGTCCAATAGTCAGCGTTTGCATGAGCTGAAAAGAAAAAAAGAAAAACCAAATATTTAAACGCTTTCATAGAACCCCCAAATATTTAGTTTCTTATTTAAATAAGCGATAAAAAGCCAAGAAAACAACAGCTAAAATAATCCAATTAATATCTGAATCTGTCATTTTCTTGGCTCCAAAAATTAACGACCGAAGAAGCCGATAACTTTTTTAGCACCGTAAATTACAACCACGATACCCAATGCCCAAAGAGCACCAGTTTCAATGTTTGCTTCTGCATCAGCACCAGTTAAAGCGGTTGAAACATCAAGAGCATTGGCATTGCTTGACATAAGAGCAGTAGAAACAACAGCACCAGTGCCATAAGTTGCAATGTTTTCGCTATTTACGATAGCAAGACGTTGTTTTAAAGTTTTATTCATGAGATGAGCCTCAATTAATTGTTAAAAGAACCGCATTATTTTTTTGACTACAAAGACCAATGCGAAAATCCCTATAGCCCACTGGAGGATCAAGTCACGATCCGCAGAGGTTAATTCAGGCAAAAAGCTAGCTTCTTGCCATTCTGTACATACGGGCAATTCACCTTGAATCTGTAATGTTTTGCACTCGTATGCCATTTTTTAAAATCCTTAAGCCTTAGGGGCTGTTTTTTCGGGGACTAGATCAACCAAGATGGTTTTTGAATCTTTGCCGTTCGATACACTTTTCATGGTTGCTTTGGCTTTGAATGGGTATTCAAGGCCTTTAATACGTTCAAAATTGAACGATGTGCCCCACGTGTAATCTGTAGAAACGAAACCAGCGAAGTTTTCACCTTCCTGTAATTCAGCTTGTGCAAAAATTTTGGTTGAATCGAACGGTCGGCCGTTGTATTCACCCTTAGAGGCTTTAGCACCCAGTACCACGATTGTTGTTTCAAATTGCATGGACAAATTCCTTATAAGCAGACATGTTCACCAGTGGTTTACCGACAAAAAGTGGCATCTCTTCCAGTGATGTTGGTTTAGTTTCAAAGTGTTGATTTAAACGAATTGACTGCATGACAGCAGCGTGTGAAAACTTAAGACGTTTTGGAACTTCATCTTTATCGGATGAAATCATATTAATTAATTCTTGAGGTTCGACCACTTTGGCAAATTGACGAATGTATTTTCCGAATTGCACTTTAAGAACGTCGATTGCTTTATCCCAACTGATTTCAGATTGTTTTTTAACAACTTTTGTTTTTTCAGGGGTGCAAAAATCTTTTTCTAATTGCTTGGCAAGCCACTCAAAGCAAGGATAAGCGCCTAAAAAGTACTGAGACGGAGAAAGCAAAATATCAAGCGGGATATAGCGGTCTTTAGACTTAAATTCGACTTCAGCACGTACCCAAGGGCTTAAAGGACTACCCTCTTTTTTTCCACGTTCATAAAAACGTGCATATTTCCCACTGGTGCGATCACCGACAGCAAAGGTACGGCCTTTACCGTTTGGACGTTTCCAAGGGCCAATCTTTTCGATTTTAGGTTGACGACCACCACACCAAAATCCGCCTACATCATCCCATTCATCTGCAATATCTACAGTGATGTATTGCCCCTCAAAGTCATCATAGGCAAGGTCGACGCGGGTTAATTTAGGCTCACGTGGGCCAGTTTCTTTTAAGAAACCTGTTTGAGGATCATAAAATTTTTGGTAAGACGTGAGGTATTGATATAAACGGACTTGCCAACCCTTACGAGCTAGAGCACACCCAGTACCATTGATTTGTATTGAAATACGACGAGAGCTATGACCGTATAAAACCATGCCCATTTTGTCTTGTAATTCATATGCAAACTTGTAGTTATGCATACCGTTTTGTCGTTTTTCACCAAGACCAAAGCCGAATATTTCATGCAAATGATGATCTAAAAACGTTTCTATTCCATAGGTTAGCTCTGAATCAGCAGTCATCGGATCAAGTGAATAATATTCTTGGCCTAAAGTTGACTGGCAAAATCCAAAAGTAATCCAATCGTGCGAAGCAATCCCATATTCATCACATGGTACAGAATGTAAAACTGGAACATTTCCTTTCTCCGTGAGAACCATTTTGCAATTGTCTAGGCGACGAGGGAAGGTGAATTCATCGTATTGGAGACGAGGATCCAATGTAGTAACCCCCATGTTATAAATGGGGGTAGAAAAATCAGTCAGGCGACTAGATTCTGCTGAGAAGAATTGTGCAGATTTAGGGCTTTCCACCGTGTTTTTACGGGTTTGGGTTGTTTTTTGTACAGGTTTTTTCAGAGTTGTTTCTGAGCGAGTTTCTGTGTTGCCCTGACTTTTTGGATATGTCTTTGTGTATTTAGATTTATAAGTCATGAATCAGCCCTCACACTTAGACATATGAAATGGCAAATACTGGTGATGAAATCTTGAGAAGCACTTCGGGCACTCAACATCAACAGATCCTAGAACGATGCTTAAAATTTTCATTAGCAATCCCCCATTTCTTCTTTTAATTCAGCGTTTGTTTTTTTGTATAAATCTGCATGAACATCAATCAACGAATAGTCATAAGCCATTTCAGACGCAACTAATGCTAAGTGCTCTAAACACTGCTCTGTGGAGAAAGCAGGTACAAAGTTATCTAATGCACATTGGCCATGTTGAGAAACAAGCTCTGCCACCCTGTTAAAAGCAGCCTGAGTAAATTCTTGTGGACTATCAAATGTTGTTCTTTGCATAGCATGTATACATGTTTCTATTTTGGAAAAAGATAACAGATTTACATGTATCATGTAAAGCGTGTATACAAGTATCTATAGAATTGAGGGATTAAATTGATTCGGAAGAAAACAGCAATGGCTCAAATGTTGAGACTAAATGAAAGGGAAAAAGAACTCCTTAGAAATAAGGCAGTTGAAATAAACAAAGTCTTAATCAATAAAAAGTTAGAGCCTGTTAAAGATACTGAATTGGCTCATATCGTCCTAGAACAAGGGATAGAGCTAATAGAAATCACTGAATCTGGAAAAATAATTATTCCAAGATAAAAAAAAGGGAGTTTTTAAAACTCCCTTTTCTAATTCTCCGGATAGGCTTTCTAAAAGTTAGAATTAATCCCCTATTGGCTCATAGCCGAATGTCGCATAACGTAATTTTATGTTAAATTGCATATCCAAGATTGCGCCCTACATAACTCAGCCGTTGGCGCAACTTCACTGGAGAGATTCAGCTCAATGTTAATCTCTCCAGTGAAGTATCCTAAGTAACATAATATACGTTATGCCGAAATCCGTGAGCTTTATAATTGTTCATCTGTAAAAATATCAGGAATGATAATAAAAATTGCAGCAATAGTAACAGCAACACAGAAAGCCAATAAAAAATTCTCAAAAGTAAAATATTGAGTATATTTAAAATTAGGGTCAGAAATAAAAACAGTCTCAAACATAAAAACACCCTATTTTGATTTAAATTTAGTCAATCGTAACCCGCATGTTATAAGCCGCTAGTTCGGCATTACAGCCTATTTATTGTATGATCCAATTTGATAAAAAGCACCTTTAAAGTGTCAATCTCTCGAGCTAAATCTTCATTGGATAACTGCATGTTTTCTAAATGCTTTTCTAGGCATTCACGCATAAACACATAATCAGCCTTGGTTAAAACGCCCTTTGATCTGTCATAGCTGACTGTTTTGTAAATGTGCCGATTTTTCATGAAATAAGCGATAAACAAGAATTAAGACCCAAGCCATGACCAAGAAGGAATCCAAAAAAAGCAAATGCAAAAATGCTAAGGAAAAACAACTTAGTCGGAAAATATTGCATTTTAAATTTCAGTACGTGAGCATCATGTTTCATTATTTCTCCAAATCTTTACCGGCATCTTATTAGAGGGGGTTTTCAATCCCCACTGTAAACTCGCTGTATTCGATTGTTTTTTGTTCTCAGGCAGATCAATTTCGTTAATGTAGTTTCGGTTTAGTGACCAATTTAATTCAGGCATTACTTGATCCCCATTGAACGCATTAAATCGTTTTCTTGTTTTATTGAATCGCAGTATTCAGCAACTTTGGCAGAACGGTAGCCCCACTCTGTCATGCACATTTCAATGTGAAAAAGAACCGACTCAGACTCGTAAGCAGGATTTCCCCCAACAATGAGCTGACATGCCCTGTCAAAGATAATTTTAGAGACGATTTCGAAAGCTTGTTCTTTGTCATTCATTAGAAAAGTTACTTTTTAACTTTGTTTAAAGAATTATGGTTTTTTTAAAGTAAACTTGTCAACCTTTAAATATTGTTAATATGAAAAAAATCTACTTGGTAACTTAGTTATGAGCAAAGTCTATAAATTGAGAACTGATGAAGTTGAGGAAGTTAAAGAAGCCTTGATGAAGTTCGTGGTCAATAAAAAAACCATTATGAAAGAGACAGATGTAATACACGCTCTAATCAAATATCACCTAAAAAACCTGACAGCAGACGAAGTTCTGAGGTACAGAAGCGAAGTTCTTAAAAAAGACGACTAATTATTTATGTCGATCCTGATTATTAGAATTATGAAAAAAGGGCTTGTGGTAAGCCCT